CGTTCGCCTTCTCGATGTCGGTGCGGAGCTTCAGTCCAAGGCTCATGGCCGAGTCCTTCCAGTTCACCAACTGCGCCTGCTTACCACCCACCGACACCACGAGGATCGCCCGCTCCGGCTTCACCTGCGCCACGGCGGCCAGCACTACGTTCGTCTTGCCGAGACCCGGCTCGTCCATGAGAAGGTATCCCCCATGCACCGCCAGCCCTTCGAGGATGCGCTCCGCTCCCTCGATCTGGTGCGGGTAGAGTGAACGACCGTCCTTCATCTTGCGAAACTCCGGCCGGAGTTTCGCCTTTACGTCAGGAAGGAACTCGCGGTAGTCTGTGACTGCAACTTCCTGTTTCGGATCGTCTCGTACTGCCGCTTCCACTGGCGCATTTTCTCGAACAGCGACTTCTGCTCCTGCTCGTTCAGAAGCTCGATGCCGTCCAGTGCCACCACCGTCTTCGGATCGAGTGGGTTTGACTCCTTCGGGTTCTCCTGTTCCACGGCCTATCCCTCCCTTCGGCATATCCTTCGTCGGATCGACGAGGACGGTCTGAATGAATGTCTTGCCCGTCCGCGTGACCATGATCTTCTTGCGGATGAGCTTCGGGTTGTCCTTCTTCCTCCCGGCCTTCAGGAGGTCAACGAGCGTCGCCCATCTCGACCGGATGAATCGCCCCGGAGGGAGAAGTACCGTGTCAGGATGTGCCCACCGCTTCGCCGTGTACGTCTTGCCTTTGCGCTTGACGTAGACGATCTTCGGGAACTTCGCACCACGTTTCGAGACGGCCTGTCCTGCCTTCAAGAGGGCCAGCCCCTCCTCCATCGTGAGACCGGCCTTCTCAAAGAGCCTCCCCTGAAACGCTTCCCGGCCGATGTAGGTCTCGAAGTCGAGGTCACTCTCACCTTCGGTGCGGCTCCCCGAGGTTTCGAGAGAGGACACAACCTCGACCTTGTGCGGGTTGATCGCCCGGTACAAGGCGTCCAGCATCTCGATCTGAACCGTCGTGAGGTGCTGAGGAAGGGCAACCTCCATGTCCCCGCCGATCTCGCCGAGGTTGGACAGCTTGACGGCATGGTACTTCTTCACGAACCAGTAGGGGCTGATGTAGTCCGAGGATTCACCGTAGTAGTCCGGCGCGTGGCCCTCTTCGAGTGCCCTCGCCGCTTCTGCCGTCCGAACGTGATCGCTCGGTTCCCCAATGCGCCTCCCGGCGAGCAGTACCCCATCCGGGAGGAGGTAGATCGCCTCCTTCCAGTTCTGCGTCGTGCCGATCTCCTGCTTCAAGTCCTCAAGGACGGACTTCGGCGTGATCTTCTTCGGCTCCCGTTCCTTCGTGACCACCGCTTTCTTCGTCCGGGGATCGGTGCGATAGTACCCCTTGTGCTTCGGAGATGGGGAGACGTAGACACGCTTCGACTTCTCGAAAGCCTTCGCGTAGGCCAGTGCCCGCTCCGGCACCCGGAACGTGCGGCCCGCTTCGTCCACGATCCTCGCAAATCCCTCGCCGATCTCCTTCACCCGCCCCACGATCCCACGGCCAAGAGAACCGGACGCCGCCGCACTGATCCGCACGGTCTCTCCCACATCCGCCGTCGGCTTCTTCTCCTCGGGTTGCTTGTGCTCATGCCGACGCCGGATGAACTCCTCAGCCTGCTCCCGCGTCTTCCCGACCTTCAGCCACCGGCCGCCGTGCTGGATGTAGAAGCCGTCCGGGCGCTTCTGAATGTCGTCCGGCTTCGGAGCCGGTGCCTGTTGCTTCGGCGCTTCACCCGGCTTCACCCACCGCTTCTGGTAGATGACACCCGTCGGCCGGTGCACCATGATCTGTTGCTGGATGAGTCCCGGAGCCGGGGCGGCTTTGAGTAGGCTCTTCAGAAGAGTGAGGCCGCTCTTCGTGATGCAGGCCCGGATCAGCGGCTCGACCTTTCCGAACTCCTCGTCCGTCAGGTAGGCGTGCTTGTAGACCTCGGGAAGGTTCTCTCCCGTGAGGTAGTGACCGTAGGGATGGACAGCACCCGCCTTGTATTCGCCCCCCTCCTTCCGAGTCTTGTTGGCCGCGAACTGCTCGAAACACCGCGCCCACACTTCCATCGGGGAAGCTATGTACTCACTGATGTCCAAGAACCGGGAGACCGTTCCCATCCCCGCCAACTTGTCCCACAGTGCGACGAACTCGGTGCTCGGAGATGTCTCTCCGAAAGGCCGCAACGCTCGGTTCACCACGTCGGGGGACAGCCACTTCTGCACTTGCTCGGCGGTGATCGGGTTGTTCCCGATACCCACATGGTAGTTCTTCACACCATGCTTCCGAGCATCCTCAAGCCATGCGTCCACGAGTTCCCGAGCCTCTTTCATGTCGATGCTGTAGAGAGCCTCTTTCGCCACCTCATCGTAGAGAGCCGATAGCACCACTTTCTGCGGAAGGGATGAAGCCCCCCGTATTTCCTCATTCGACTGACGGTCGAACTCCTTGAGATTCAACCCGCGCATCATTGTGACGCCAGAATGGTAGTCAACAGCGTGCCCGATCTCATGCCCAATCGTTTCTTGGGAGTCACGCCGGATGTGGATGACGTTGTCCGACGGAACGAAGTCTCCCCGAACGGCCTCTCGGTTGAACCCGAAGCTGGTCTCGACGGAAAGTTCCACACCCTTGTCGTGAAGGAAGTCCCCGAGATCGCCGAAAGCCTCCCCGAGGTTGTTCAGGCCACGTTCCAGATTGTTCTGCGCCTCCAGAGGAAGAACGTGCAGACCTCGAACCTCCTTGAATCCTCGAAAGACAGGACGACCCTCTCCCTTCTTCTGCTCGGTCTCGGCGGGTGCACTCTCTGTGGCGGGTTCCTCACCCGGCTTGATCCACCGATCCGAGTAGAAGGTCTTCCCCGCCCTGTGTACCAGAACCTTCCTCTTCACCAGACCGGGTCGTGCCTTGAAGAGATCGAGTGCCTTGCGCCACAGGCTCTTCTCCTCCGGCTCGTAGGCAAGCTCCTCGGGCGTGTAGCGGAACTCCTCGGGTTGCTGGATGCCTTCACCCGGCATGGCGGGCACGATCTTGCCGCTCACCCGGTCGTACTTCTCCTCGTCCGGGAAGATGTGCTCCCACCAATGCCGACAACAGTTGTGCACGACGCACCCTCGCACAATGTAGCTCTCGTCATTTTCTACCGCCAGATTGTAGGTCGTTCGATGCTGACTACTCTGTGAAAACCGAACCACTCGAACGCTGGAGACTTCTACGTCGGTGAACTCATACTCGTGCCGATCGTTTGCGACCACTCTCTGAACTTCCTCAACACAGGAGTCCACACCCTTTGTGATCTCCGTACCGGAAAACCGCAACACTCGAAACCCCTCGGCTTCGATCTCTCGTTGCCGTTTCGCATCGTACTCCTTTTGCCGAAGATGCCAGTATTCCCCATCGCACTCGATCAGTACGTTCGTTCCAGAAACTCGGAAGTCTGCGAAGAACCTCCGCACGGGGAACTGCCGTTCGTAGCCGATGCCAACCTGATCCAATGCCTTTGCGAACCGAACTTCCAAAGGACTTCCCTTCGCTCCCTTCGCACAGGATTGCATCAGCTTTCTCCGGGACTCTGGAGTATTCAACCAGTTGAACTCGGCCATCTTTCGTCGAGCTACTACACGCGCGGCCTCTGTGATTTTCCGACGATCCTCCTTTGAGGTGCTTGCATACCTTTTCTGGACGATCTCTCCCATCTGCCCTTTCTTGATCGCTCGGTATTCCGGCTTTTCCCACGTCCTCCTCATTGATAGCGTAGAGCGGCACGATGCACTGCACACGTCATTAGAGTCGAACCGCTCCGCATCACTCCACATGATGAGTTTTCCACAGACCTTGCACCGCTTCGCAAGCACTCGAACCTTGTCCCCTTTGCAAAGGTCTTTTGCGTCTACCCACCCTTTGCTCGTAAGGAACGGGTGCTCGAAAGTGCTCCGAAGAATGACCCGTCGATGCGTGTAGCTCCCCTTCTCACGAGCAAGGACGTGAAGCTGGACGTACCCCCTCGTTTCCTGTCCTCGATGAACTTGTGTCACGCGCCGGAAGCGCCCCTGATGGGTGAGAACAAGGTCTCCCACTCTGATTTTGGAAATCCCCATCCATCCCTTTGAAGTGAAAACCGGAATGGTGGGGTCTATGAAACACGGATGCGAAGGGATCGCCGCCCACCACTGGCTCATCTTCCGGCCGATGTTGTTCTTGCCGATCCATGTCACGCCGGTTGCCCACGGATCGAGTTCGATCCCGATGCGGTCGTCCTGTCTCTGCTTCACCGACGGATCGGCCACGAGGAGGTAGATGTTCCCGATGAACTGGTTGCACCCACCCGCACCCTCCGGCGGATAGAACGGCCCGGAGTAGACGACGTAGGCTTTCTCGCCCTTCTCGGTCGCGTCCAGCACGGCCGCGAGGAAACCGTTGTTCATGGCCGTGCTCATCTCGGTGATCGCGATACGCCGCCAGTCCCGTTGCAGGTATTCGAGGTTGGCCTTGCTGTACTTCCCGCCGAGAGCATCCTGCGGGTCGATGTGGAAGAGACGGCTCGCGAGTGTGCTCGGGCCAGCACCGTCCTCGATGCTTCCCGTCACCACCTTGCGAACGGCGTCCACGATCCCTCGCCGCAACGTGCCGTCCTTGATCGAGAGGTACTGACCGGCGCTCTGCCTTGCCTGCTCGACGCACCGCCGCATGACCGGCCCCATGTCCACCGCATCTCTCGTATCTGAAAGATTTCGGGGCAATCCGTCCTTGAACTTGTCCGAGACCTGTGTCAGCGAGAGGTTCTTCAGTCCCTCCCGATCCAGCCCCTCCACGGCCCCATACGAGTATCGAAGCATCCCTAGCAGGCCAGCACGGAGGCCCATCTCGTCCCCGATGTCCCCGAGGTTTTCACGGAGGAACTCGACCATCCCGGTCTCCATTTCCTTCCACTGTGCCTCTGTCATGGGTGTACCAGTCTCGGGATTCGTGAACGTCCTGCCTCCGAGCTTCATCGGCTTTATGGTGCCTTTACCCGCGATGCCGTACCGCTTGTAGTAGTCGTGGAGGGGCGCTGGATCAGAAAGGTCTTCCAGAAGCGCCTTCAGCGCGTCCGGTATTGCCCACACGGGGGCTTTCGCCGCTTTGATGAGATCGGCCACGGGAACCGTGACCGACTTGGAGATGCTGTCAGGATCGACCCCGAACTTCCGCGACACGCCGCGCATCACTTCGCGCATCACGTCTCGGACGTAGGCGATGACGGCCTCCTGATACTCCCGCTCGAAACGGAACTCGGACAGAGGAAGCTCCCGCACCTCCCGCGCCTTCGCGAGGAGCGCCGACTGATTCAGCCGTTCGCCGTTGGTGATCGAGAACTTCACGCCGTCACTCTAGCCTCTCGGAGGCTGGTTGGGCTTCGCCTGTGCGATGGGCGTCCCGGTCTTCATGGACGACGCACCCGCACCGCGCACGAGCTTCTTCGGCCGGGGTTCCGGCGTTTGCAACTTCGCGAGTGGCGCAGTCGAAGGCTTTGGTGGTGCTTTCGAGCCGAGGGTCTGCGCGATCTGTTGCGGGAAAGCCTTCACGAGCCGCCCATCCTCCAACGTGCAGTTGAGGTCGTCGTCGGTGAAGATCGACTTGCGGAGGAAGGACTTCCCGTGAACCTCTCCACCCTCCTTCTTCCGCTGGTATGATGCTTTTCGCGCCTGCGACTCTTCGTGCTTTCTCACCGCTTTACCCTCGGGGGTCTGGTAGAACAAGTCGTGACGACGCTTATCCTCCACAGTGTCGCGCCAGCGATTGTACCCAAACTCCAAATCTTTCAAGCCCTTCTTTTTCCGCCACGTATCGTAGGGATGCTCCAAACCCTTTTCTCCTGCCTCTGCCCGCCGAAAAAGGTCTGCTACCCTCTCTTCCGCACTCGCGCCTTTTGTCTTCTCATGAGCCGCTCTCGCCTTTTCCCCACGAAAAGGTTCACCCTTCGGCCCGAACTTCTCTACGGTCTCTTTCCGCGTCCACGGCTTCTTCGCCAGCATCTCATTGGTGAAGTCAACGCCAGCCTGCATCCCCTTGACTTTCGCGGCAATCGCGTCCGTCCGTTCCTTGTCCCCAACGAATCTGGCCGCCCCTGTGTCCTCCGGCTTCTCTCCCGTGCTCACCCACTGCTTGCGCTGGAACGTCTTGCCCCCGCGCTTCACCGTGACCTGCTTCTGCGTGAGTTTGGAACGGTCGAAACCCTTCAGAAGACTCTCTTCGAGAAGCGCCGAGGCGTCTTCGAGACTCTTCTCGACCGAGGGCGGCCCGGACTCCTTGCCCGTCTCGATGCCGAACCGCTTCGCGGCCTTCCTGATCCTCGACCAGATCGACTTCTGTTGCTCCGGGCTGTAGACGCCCGCGTTCTTCGGCTTGCTGAAGTAGGAGATCGCCGCCCGAACGTGCCCTTCGTCGTCGATGGGGTACTTGAAGTTCTTCGGATCGGCGTACTGCTTCTCCTTCTTCGCCCCGCCCTCGCGGTACTCCTTCGGCGGCGTCTTGTGCCCGCCCTCGACCCCCGCCTTCGGGAGAGCCTTCACGAGCCTGCCGTCTTCCAGCGTGGCGCTCTTCAGCAGATCGTCGCCGTCCTTCTCGAATACACTCTTCTTCATGGCTCCAGCCTCCATTTTCTTCAGCCGTGTGTAGTAATTAGAAAACTCGGCAAGGTGATCGAGGGCAATCTTCCGAGCCAGCTTGGGATCGTTCGTGTGCTCCATCTCCACCTTGACGCCCATCGCCAACTCCCTCGGATCGGCGTCCTTCTCGGTGAAGTTTTCCTTGTCGGCCTTGCCTTCCATGTTCATGACTTCTTCCTCGCTTCGGGCGGCCCGGACAGCCTGTCCACGACCATACCCCATTCCTTCGTCGCGATTCTCCTGATACGTTTCCAGACCGATACTCGCTCCTTCACAGGGTACACGAGGTAGTTCTTCGGCTTGGAGAAGTCCCGCACCGCCGCCCTCACATGGGTCTCTGTGCCCATCGGGTACTTGAAGTTGTGCGGGTCGCCGTAGTCCCACTTCGACGTTTCCCCGGTCTCCCGGAACTGTTTCGGTGGTACGTTGTGCGCCCCTTCAGTGACGACTCTCTCCTTGCGCTCGCCCTTCTTGGTGATCCTTCCGGGGAGCGCCTTCACGAGGAGATGGCCGTTCATGAGGATGGCGTCGAACACTACGAAACCAGCACGATGTTGACTACGTTCGCATGGGTCGTGTCGAGGTTCGTGAGCTTCAACGCCGTGATCGCCGATCCATCGGCCAACACAACGATCTTCCCGGATGAGACGGCTGTGACGATGGCGTTCCACTTCGCGCTCACCGCGTAGTCCGCGAAGATGAAGATCGCCGTGGCCGAGGTGATCTCGCCGAAGTCAACGACGTGATCCGCTTCTGCCGCCGTCAGCGACACGTCCTGCACCACCGCTTTCGTGATTCCAGACAAGGTTTTGTTCACCACCCTGTTCACCCGGTCGTTCACCGAACTCGTGGTCGCCGCACCGTAGAGCCGGAGCGAGATTGAGAGTGTCGCTTCCATGCTACTTCCCCGCCTTCTTCCGCAGGGCGTTGTGCGCCATCTTCTCGGCGGTCTCGTCGCTCATCTTCGGGTTGCCCTTCTTGAAGCGGGCGGCCATCCCCTTCGACTCGGCGCACTTCAGTAGGTCGCTGGCCTTCTGAAGCGACGCCATCGCGCCCTCTTCGGACGCCACCTTTGGCCCACCGAAATCGGCACCGGGGTTCTTGGACTTCTTGCCCTTGTTGGCGAGGCGCTTGCCCATGCCACCCGGCTCTTTGTCTCCGCACTTCTCCAGCGGAATCTCGACGAGGTTGCCGTCCACGATCTCGTGGCTCTTCAGGAACTCGTCACCGTCACCGAATACCGAAGTCCTCTTGTCCGCGTTCATGATGTACCTCCCGACAGCGCCCCAAGACTTCAGGACGCGCTTGTCGTCGAAATCAGGGAAGTTCAAGCTGAACTTCCGAACCCGGCCGTCCGACGTGCGAACTTCCGTGTAGTAGTCCTCCATCTTGTCGCTCAACGTGAAGCCGTTCCCCGGAACGTACTTCCCGGCATCGCCCCCCGTGGTGTAGATCATCTGGTGCTTGCCGCCCTCGCTGTAGATCACGCTCTCCTGATTGAAGTCCTTGCCAAGCGCCGTGACCTCCTCGCGGTTCGCATCGTGCACCAGCACGAGGTAGCTGTTCTCTTCGCCGCCGTAGTGTCCCTTGACCGGCGTGTAGACGTAGCCCAACTCCTTCAGCTTGCCCCCGAGCTTCTTGTGGCGGGCCTCGAAGTAGGGATCGTCTCCCTTCATGGCCTTCTCTTCGTCGGAGCCGGGGTTGCGCCCGGCCGAGACCAGCGCGTAGCGCACCTTCTCGGACTTCAGGAGCACCTCCAAGTCCATCGAGGACATGGCGTACTCGCGGCCCTGCCCCTTCTCCTGCCGCTTGGTGCCGTTCAAGAAGCGATAGACGGCTTCCTGCCTGTGATGCTCCGGCATCTCCTCGTAGGAAGCGTACCGCTTCTCGGCCGGTTCCTTCGGATGGGCCTCGCGAGGATCGAGCCGGTAGTAGGGTTTGCGCCCGCTACTGCCGCCGGGAACGAAAATCTTCTTCACTAGTCGGCCCCTTGCACTTCCGCTTCGGTCATGTGCCTGCCACGAACGGGGTGCATCCCGGCGGCCTTCGTCGCAAGCTCCTTCGTCGAGTACACCGGAGCCGGGCGCTCTTGGCCCCATCCCTTCTGCCCTTGCGGGATGTAGGTGAACCCGCCCTTGATCTTCATGATGTCGCGAACCATGTCGTCCGCACCGAACACGCTCCCTACCTTGCCCTCACCCGCCGGTTCCCCGGACTCTGCCACGCGGGTCTGCTTCCTCTCACGAGCGGCCTTGCGAGACGCCGCATCTTCCTGCTTCCGAAGAGCCTGTCCCTCCGGGGTCTGGTAGAACTTCTTCCGTCGAGCATTGTCCTCCGTGACGGCCTGCCAGTAGTTCCCCTTGAAGTCCAGAGGTTTCATCCCCTGCTTTCTCTTCCATGCGTCGTAAGGGTGCTCCTTCTTCGCCGCCGGAGTTTGCCCGCCCACCGTCCCTGTCATGGCTCCCGAACCATCGGGGAGCTTCGCCATTGTTGCCTTCTTCTCTCGCGGGTCTTGACGGTAGTACCCCTTCCGCTTCGCTGAAGGCTTCACGAAGATGCGCTTGCTCTTCTCAAAGGACTTTTCCTCATAGAGTGGTTCCGTTTCAGTCCTGTCGATGAAGTCCTCCAACATTCCTCGCGTGACGTGCTTAGGAAGAAAACCGCTGATAGAAGATGACCTGTCCCAAACGTAGTCACCGAAGGTTTGGAGCAGTTCTCGCTTCAACCCCACATTCTTCACACCCTTCTCCGAGAGAAACGCCTCGACCACTTTCTTTGCCCTTGCATCGTACTGATCTTCCTCTTTTCGAGTTCTTGGATCGTTCCTGTAGTAGCCCTTGTGTCTCAGCGAGGGCTTCACGAAGATGCGCTTGGCCTTCGCGAGGAGACTCTGGCCGACCCGCATCACCCACCCGATCTTCGGCTCCTGCAACGCCTTCTCCAGCGTGACGATGTTCTCGAAGAGCGCCTTCTCCATGCGCTCGCCGACCTTCTCCAGTACGTCGTCGGGCACGTCGGTCAGGCCGAGGCTTTCGATGGCCTTCAGCATCTCCTCGGCCACGATGTTCTCGATGACCTGCGACGCCGTCTTGGCCGGGTACATTTCCCGCATCACCCACCCGCTCAGTGTCTTGATCCGGGCGAGGTGCTTCTCGACCCCCTGCCGCGTCATGCCCAACTGCTTCGCCACGGCCGAGTGCGTCGCGGGCCTCCCGCTCGTGCGCTGGTTCTCGATGAGAATCTGGAGCACCTTCGACTGTGTGGGGTTGAGCTTCTGGTAGACCTCTTGCAGGATGCGGTCGGCGTTCATTCGCTGGAAGATCGCTTCGTCCATCGCCACCGGCTCGTGCGCCGCTATCGTTTCGCCAAGCGAGACTACCTCGTCGCCCTCTTCGCCACCTCCCGCAACCGGCTTGTCGAGACTCACCTCACCCGGCCCGGCGCTCATCACGTCCACACCCATGCCGCCCCGCTTCTTCGTTGCGGCCGGGACGAAATACTCGTGCAGAGCGTCCCGGAGCCGCCGGTAGGCGTAGGTGCCGAACGTGGCGGGCTCACCCGTCGTCGAAAGGGTGATGGCCTTCTTCGGATCGAAAGTGCTCACGGCCTCCCACAGAGCCAGCCGCCCCACCTGTTGCGCGTCCTCGTCGGCACGGGACATCTTCGGCTTGTGCGCGTAGAGCCGGTCAATCCAGTTCCGTACCATCGCTCCGATCAGCCGGTCGTTCGTCTTGTAGAACGTGCGGAGGGCGTCCTCGTTTCGCCGAACGCGGGCCACGTCCATCTCGCTCATGTCCCGGATGAAGTAGTCAGACTGCTTCGTGCGGCCCTTCGCCGCCCCCTCCATCTCGTGCTCCTCGATGGGCCGGATGTAGAACGTCTGCCAGTAGCCCTTCTTCGTCTGAATCTTCCGGGGGATCAGCCCCGCCCGGTCGATCCTCGGCATCGCGAAGCCCTTCTCTAGGAGCTTCTCCGGTATGGGAAGGATGAAACGCATCATGACCTTCTCTCCTCGTCGTCACGCCCGCCGAACCGGATTGTGACGTACTCGTCTGCCAGTGACTTCGCGGTTTCGGACTCCTTCATGGCCTGATCGACGCCTGTGTCAACGGCCTGTCCCATCTCTTTGTCGTTCAGCGCGTCGAACCCACCCATGCCACCGCCCTCTTCCTCACCGGGCTGTCCGGGTTGCCCCGGCTGGCCGCCCATCGCCTGTTGCTGTTGCGCCATCTGTTGCTGTTGCGCCATCTGCTTCTCTTGCTGGATGAACTGGACGTAGGTGGGGTTCAGAATGATGTCGCCGCCTTCGATGGGGGGATCGTCATGGAGAGCGCGAATCTCATTGATGGTCTTGCGATACGAGACCTGCTGTTGCTCGATGGCCGTGGCTTCACGCTTGTCCTCGATCTCGACGCCCGTGAAGACGAACTCGAAGTCCTCCCATCCCTTCTGCTCGGCCATGATCTTGTTGAAGAAGTGCCGCAAGAAGAAGAGGAGGTCTTTCACACCCGCATCGTGGCTCGCCTTGCGTTGCTGATCGGCGGCGATACCGCTGTTGCCGATGCTGATCGACGATGACTGCTCGAAACGCAGGCCGACTTCGGAAGGGTCGATCTTGTGGATCGAGCAAATCCACGCCTGCAACGTGTCCATGTACTTCGTGTACTCCATGTCGCGGTTCGCCGGGGCGAGGTTGTTCCACCGTGCCCCGTACTGGAGGAACGGCGTCTTCCACATACCCTTGATGCCGCCGAACATCGCCATCCACTGCCGCTGAAGCTCTTCGAGTTGCTCACGGTCGAGCGTCCCCGTCTTCGGATCGAAACTGAAGAAGCCCTTCGGCATGGCGCTGTTGGAGAACTGGTCACGGTTGTACGCCGTCGCAAAGAGGAATGACGTGATGGTGTCGATGCTCTGCTCCAGCGGGCTGTAGCCGAACAATCGGAACTTCACGTCGCTCCGCTTGTTCATGAAGTCGAAGAGGAGGTCGTCCCACCCGAACTCGGACACGATCTGGTCGAGCACCATCTGGACGTACCCGACCTCCATGTCTCCGTTCAGCCCCTTGCGAGGATCGACCGGGAAGATCGTGGCCGCATCGAGAACGTGCCAGTCGAGTACCTGACCGCCGTTGCTCTTGCGAAGCTCAACCGCCACCTGATCTATCGTGAGGAGGTCGCGCACGAGCATTTCCATCGCGTCGCCGAGCTTGGGCCGCTTCTTCGGCTCACCCTTCGGTGGATCGAACTTGAAGCCGGTGTCGTCGAACCATTTCGTGATCTGCTTGATGGCCTTCTTCTCACCGGACGAAGGATCGCGCTCTTGATCCTTGATCGTGATCTTCCAGCCGGGCTTGTCGTCGTCGGTGCTCGGCTCCGAGAACGTCCTGATCTGTGACGCCCGCTTGTTGTGGATCGCACCGACCACTACCACCTGATCGGCCACGCGCCGGAGGATGTCGAATGAGAGGTTGAAGAACTTGCGACGGATGCCACGCGGATCGTAGAGGCCGAACTCGTACCAGTAGAGGGGGAGTTGCTCACCCTTCAGCTTCGGGACTTTCTTGCCCGTGATGACCTTGCTCTCTTCGCCGCCTTCGACTTTGCGGGACTGATCGGCTTTCATGAGGTTGGCGAGGCTGGAGAAGTCTTCGCCTTCGGAGAAGTAGGGTACGAGGCTGTCCTGTGTGTTGGGATCGAACTCTTCAGCCATCCGTGTCCTCCAAAAAGAAAACGCCCGGTCGCGCTCCCTCTTCTTCTGAGAGCATCGACCGGGCGGTTCTTCCTATCCCGGACTTCTACATCCGCTACAAGTCTCGCTCGATCTTCAGGGCACCCATCGGGATCGTCTCTCGACGCTCGATGAGCACCGGATCGCCCTTGCGAAACCTTACGACGACCTCCCCGTAGAACCTGTCTCGGGAGAGCCGCCGCAGGTAGGACACGAGTTCATCCAAGCTCGCGTTCCTGTGTATGATTATAGGCTTCTTTGCCCCTTCGTCAACCCTTTTCCGAGCGTCAGATGACACCGGGCACCCCTCCTCCCCTGTCCCGGCCGGTCATCCGGTCGTACCCGATCCGGGCGTAGTTGTACGCATGGGCGAAGTGATCCGGGCCGATCTTCCCCACGACCTCGTACTCGGCCCCCGTAGTGGGGTCTTCTATCCGCTCCACGGCAAGGGCGCAAATGTGGTCAACGAACACCGTCGTAAGGGGGTCGAGCCGGGGGAAGGAGATGTCCTTCTCCCGGAAGCTCTTCAGAATGAGCTTCAGGGTGCCTGTACGACTCACCGTGACCTTGTTCTGGTTCAGAATCCACATGGGTTCGATGACCTTGGTGCGCTTCTTCTGCTTCTGCTTCTCATCGGTGTCGTAGAACAGACCGTATGCCCGCATCTTGTACCGCCGGATCAGGATTGAGTTGCGGTCGTTTCCGATCCCGTTCGCGTCGTTGACGACGATCCCGGCGCTGAAACGGTCAATGATCTGCCCCGCCCTTCCGACGTGATCGGTGTCGGCCCCGGAGAACCCGTGCTGTTGCAGGCTCTCCTTGTCGATCCGCTCCATGTAGATGACCGAGGGAGTGTCCGGGTTCCCCGGTACGCCGTCCCCCATCACCACCACCCACGAGACTGTCGGCCCCCAATCTATGCCGATGGCGGTGTTCTTGACCGTCGCCACCTTCATGAAGCTGTTGGCGAGAGACGGATCGCTACACGCTTCCACCGACGCCCTCGGGATGTTGGCGTCCTCCCCGACGTAGGCGTAGCCCACCACCTCGTTCCAGAACTGGTGGACGTAGCGGTAGCCGTGGTACTTGTAGAGGATTTCCTTGCCCGTCTTCCACGGGAGCATGAAGTACGTCACGCGGTAGCTGTGTCGCAGTCCCTCCAGTGACGGCCGCCTTGCGTACCACCCCGAGTGCTTCAGGTAGAACGGGCTTGTCCTGTCGATGTACTCCTTGCAGAACTTGCACCCAATGTAGACCTTGTCGAGACGCTTCTGGTAGCTCCCCTCGTCCTCCCGGAGCGCCGTCTTCTCGAAGAACCCTATGATGCTGTCCGGGAAGGTCATCTGCTGACGCTTGTGACACCTCGGACAAACTAGCCACCACTCGTGCCCTGTCGCATCGCTGAAGCGGGCGTCGATACCGCCCCCCGGAAACATGGGGGTGCTGATCCTCGTGCGCCTTGCCAGCGTAGAGTGTGATGTGCTCTCCCCGAAAATCTCCTCGATCTTCTCGTTCTGGCTCTCGTACTCGTCGAACGTGATCTTGTCACTGGTAGGGCCGCGTCCCCCGGTCTCCGAGTACGAGGACGCCACCGTGTAGAAGCTCCCATTCGAGAAGCCGTGCGACGACAGAGAGATGGGCTTCAACAACCGCACCCGCACAGACGGGCTGTTCATGATCGAGGGATGGATGCGCTCCTTCGCCACTTGGTTCGCCACCGAGGCGATAGGGAAGATGTGCCGTACCATCGTATTCGGCCGGGTACAGGACAGGTAGATGTTGTCCGAAATCTCGGATTCGGTAAACTCGGATTGGCGACATTTTATAATGCTCTTGTCCTGTACCGTGTCCTTCAGCACCTTGTTCAAGTAGGGCCGGGGCGCGGTCGTCAACGGGCCGTCCTTCTCCCCCCGCATCATGGACACGCCCGCATCGTCGTAGCGGAACGGCTTGCCGCTCAGAAGCCGGTTCTTCTCCGTCCACGCCATCACGTCCAGCGTCCCCTCGAAGCTGTCCGGTATCTCCTCCAAGTCACTGAACGCAGAGAACAGCCTCTCCCCGACGTGGCGCTTCCCCGTTCCCGGTATGATCTCTAGGTGCTTGAAGTCGATGCCCACTGCGCTCCCCTCCCAAGAAGCACACCCCTACCGCTCTACTGCGAAAGGGATGCGCTTCTCCTTCCTCCACCACAGGTGGCCCTTCGTCAGCACGGCGAACACCGACATGGGGTTCGCGAATGGTGACAGGGGGCGCTCCAGCCTCGCCACCTTCCAGCCCCGATGCAACCTCTGGAGCTTCACAAGCTCCACCTCGACGCGAAGCGCGTACCCCTCGGCGGCCATCTTCACGGCGTCGGCCACCTTGCCCCACGCCTCGCCCTTCTGCTCATCGTTCAAGGCTAGGTACAACATTGTCACCTCCCTATCCTCTGCATCTCCTGCGTCCACCCGCCCTCCCACGGGGCAATCCTCTCCCAATCCAAGTAGGGACACCGACAGGGCTTCCCATCTCGGAACGCCTGCCGTCCTTCCTCGTGAACCTTCGCACTTAGAACTCGGGCATCCTCCACCCTCCGCTCCTTCTCCTGCTCGTCGCGCCTGTCCTGCCACCGGCACCACAGCACCCGGACACCAACCCCGATCCAGAACAGGAGGAACAACCCGACAACGAGCAGGACGCCGATGCCCATCCCATTGACCACCCGCTCGAACCCCTCCTTCACTCCCGGCGGTATTCTGACTGCTAGCACATTCGTAACAGTCATCTCACCCTCCCCGGCCGCTCATCATCCTCGGCCTGCTCCAGAGCCTTTCGCACCTTGTCCACGGTTCCCTTGCGTAGAATACGAACACCGTGCGCTGTCGCCATGTTGGCAAACATTTCCCGCACCTCATCTATCAGCTTCAGGCTCGACTTCACGCTTCCCTCCTTCCAGCATCTTCGGCTTCTCGATCTCGTAGGTAGCCTCCGCTGTCACGTTCTTCTCTCGTGGCACGAGGCTGTCGAACATCCCCTCCAGTATCCTCTGCAACACCCGTTGCTCCCGTTCGAGACACATCTGATCCTGAAGGTTCCTCGCCATCGCGCCCTCCATGTCCGGTGGCAGCCCGAACCCCGACGGTGGTATCGTGTACTTCAAGCGATTCTTGCCCTTCACGGCACCTTCCTCCGCATCCGCTCCTTCGCCGAGAACCGATGCTCCCACTTGTGCTTGTACCCCGTGAACTGGCACCCCTTGTTGTTCTTCTGCTTCCTCGCGTTCACCCGATTGGGCTTCGCCGGTACGAACCCATCCCTCCTCGCGTTCTCTCCGTTGTCGGTCTTGAACATCATGGCTTCTTCCAACCCGCACGGAAGACGAGCGTAGCAGGATGAACCCGCCCCGGTGGTGGTATCGGCTCGATCTTCACCTTCGGCTTCACGCTCTCTAGGAGGGGTTTTTGGGCCTCACCCTTCTGGTCAGGTTTTTCCATGAGGTGCTCTCTTCCCCTTGAAAATCGGGGTCTTCCACTTCGCCCCGCGCATCACCTTCAGCCACATACCGTACAACTTCCGCATCAGCTTGTCGTCCACCGAGGACACGAGCCTCGGAGCGTTCACCGGAAGGTCTACGCCCTCTTTGGCGCACAGTCCCACCGACGCCGACAACTCACTCCATCCCGGATGGAGCGTGAAGACCTCGTAGTACCAACCACCAAAGAGGTCTCGCAGGCCAGCGAACCCCAAGTAGTAGCAGGCCCAATATCCGTTCTGCAACGAGAGTTTCCAGCACCACCTTCTCCCCACAATCTCCACGTCGTCCTTCGCACCGAGCATAGTCCGAATCTCGACGATCTTGTAGCCCTTCCTCCGAAGAAACTCCTCCGAGTCCCGCACCCTCGCAGGGAACACGTCGTTGACCGTCATTACTTCTTCCCCTTCCCCTTCCCCGGTTTCTTCCGGCTCGGCTTCGTCGAGCACCAACTCATCTTGCCTCCTCCCGGTTCTTCTTCGCCGCGTAGGCGCGGGCCTTCGCGAGAGAGCCAAACCATTCCGTAAGTTGCCTCTGCGTGTCGTAGACCGGATAGACCCACTTGCCGCTTCGGGCACGCACCCGACTGTACACTACCCACCGTTTCTTCACGACTTGCCCTCCTCCCCGAATGGATTGCACTCGATCAGTTTCTCCCGCAGTTTTCCAAGCTCTTGAATGAGTCCGTCGATCCGCAACGGCATACCCCGTGTTCCTTCCACGAAAGCCCGCGCGACGTTGAAAGTCGCGGCCGGGATGCTGCTATCCCAAGAACCGATCTCGATGCCCGTACATTCCTGAAATCGTTTGACCGTTTCCCGCAGTTTCTCGGCCTTGTCGAGATCGTATTTCAGGTGCACCCTCTCGGATTCCTCTCCCTTCTTGCGCTCCTCTCCCAATCTGGTTTGGAGCATATCGTAAGGCACCGTTCCTCGTTGCTGTATCTCGGTCTCTTCCTGTACCCGGCGCAGAAACGCCGCGAGAAAAGAATGGGTCAACGGTTTTGCCTCCGTCTGGACGGCCTGTTTCCTCATCGTGAGAACGTATCCCGTCCCTTTCGGCGTGACTTCCAGCCATCCCCATGCGTCGGGAACCTCGCCGTCCTTCACCACGTCTGCCTCGGCAACGATCCACCAGAAGTCGCATAACGACGCAATCTCCTCGGCCTTGTCCGGCGTGTCCTTCTCCCGCGTCCAGTCCCCTCTGTGACTCTTGATCTCGAACCCGTGAAGGTTCAGACCTCGGCTCGGCCACAGACTCATCGCCACCGCATCTGCCGTCCTCGACTTCCGCCACCCCGTTGCATCTCCGATAGACGAGAAGATCGCCCATGCCGGAGGAGCGTACCGAATCCGAAGTAGGTCAAAGATGCCACCCTCGGTGAGTCGCAGTCTCGTTGCTTTCGTTTTTCCGCTCACCGTTCCTCCCCGTACCTCTCTTCGGCCCTGTAGTGTTTCTCCGTGAGCGGATGTTGCGGGGGGTACGCACTGCTCGCTTCGGCCATCATTCGTGCTCGCGCTTTCTCCTCTTCCTCCACAGCACGACAGGCGTCGAGAAGCGGCTCCACGATTGTCTCGTACCCTCCGACTAGTGCCATCGTACCTGCCGCACCCCTCGCTCGAATCACCAGCATCCTCACCGCATCAGTCATGGTCTCCCGTCCCTGTGTGACTCGTTCCCGTCGTGATCGTGTACGAACTGAACGACTGCTTCTCGACCAGCTTCTCCAGCGCGTAGGCGATCCGCTTCATCGCCTCCGCTTCCTGATACAGAAGGTCTTGCTGTGCCCGCCACACCTCCTTTTCCTCCGTACTCGGCACCCTCGTCACCGTGGCTGTTTTCGAGATGCTGATTAGACCGCGCAACAGAGCGAGAAGTTCCTCCATCCCATCGACGCGCACCGTCCTGTCCAAGGTGTTTTCTATGAACTTGCCGGGGTGCGGTATCGACCCACCCAACTCGTCGTCAGGAGGTAGTGCCTGTGCCTTCATCGTCCCGTACCCATTGTCAATCAGCCACTCCTCACACAGTTGCATCAGAAGCCGAAGCTGATCCGTACTCCAGTCCAGTCTGCCTAGCCACTCCAGCAAGTCTCGTACAGGCTTCGCGTCCTTCATCGTGTTGACTCCTCACTCACTCCGTATTTCTTGACGCACCATTTCCGACGCCCACCCACCCACGCTTTCCCTTCTTCTCGTTCTGATTTGTCCCACTCGCCTTCGGGGCACTCGGGATTGCGACACTCTATGGTGTCGTAGTCGAACGGACAATCGTCGCAACTGTACCCATCCGGTATCGCCACTTCAATCAGATGCTTGCTCATCGCTTCGCGTCCTTCATAGTCCTACCTCACCCCCCTCATTGAGCAGAAACAAGGCATATGGCTCCACAGAAACCAACAGAGCAACCACTTGCGGATCGCCGGTTCCTAGTCCGCTATCCCCCAAGATGTGTGAACGAGCCGCCCGCAACCACCCACTCACCCACCGCTTCCTCTCCTCGGAGTCCTTCACGTAGGGACACCGTGCTTTTCTCTGGAGCAGACGATATGCCTCTACTCCCTTCAGTCCCTCTTCTCCAAGATGGGCAGACTCCACGCTGTAAACAGTCATCGTTTCGCCTCCTATTTCTTCACTGACCGATCCCCGGCCACTTATTCAGGCACTCCTTGCACCGCATCGGCCCTTTCAGCCCACACACCAACCCCTTACAGAATAGGTGGCAGATATCTGGACGATGCAGTTTCGCACACGGGCCGCAGTCCTCCCCCGCCCCGATCTCGAACTCGTCAACTACCTTCTGCGTGGTTGGTTCTTCGTATGCCTCATTGTCCTCTTCTCTTTCCCACCTACCGCTCTCCCACCAGTAAGCCCAACCACTCCGGTAGTGTTTGTCGATGGCCCCAATCGTACCTACCATCCCATCTTTTGTATCACGAACCTTCTGCCCCACCTTGAACTTCGGTGCTGAATGTTCTTCTGCCTTCAACCAGCACTCCACGAAAGACCGTGACGTATCCCCTCCTAGTTCATATCTCCACCCGTCCCCATGTTCCCCACACTCCGTTGGAAACCACTTCGGATCACTCGAAACCGAATACACTCCAGTAGTGTCCCCATCTCGTGTGACCCGATCTCCCTTCTTGAACTTCGGCTTGGATCGTGACTCTTCGTACACGAACGACAGATTGCTCTCACGCACCCACCCGAGCTTCTCAATCAGATACTCCCATCCCTCTACACCACACCAAAGCGGGGCATCCTCTATCCTCCTGATCTCACGGAACACCCGAACCACTTGCCCCTTCGCAAACTTCGGTGCAGTGGGAATCACCATCACAGGGCGCTCCTCTTCCCTCTTCGCCTTCGGCCTTGCTCGGCAGATTTCTCTACCCACATCTTCAAGCATACGCAGAACCGATATACTCACTCCAAGACCGGCGTCCATCTCCTCTACCTGTCGCGCCATCACCCACTTCTCCACCCTACCGAGGGCCTCGTTGACGGCCTTGTCGATCTCGTCCTGCTGTTCCCCCACCAGCCCCTTCACGAACTCCAACACCTTGTTGAACGTCCGCGCCCTCACTCCCTGATTCGTCCTATCAAGATCGTGAAATCGGAGTTCCGTGTTCTCCCTGATCCGGTCGATGAGCCACTCCTTCAGTTCGTCCAGTACGTTCACGACTTCCTCCTCCCCAATCTCTCCCTCCAACCCCTACGCAGGATCGGAATCTTGAATACCTTCGCGAGTTCAAGCTCCATCCCCATGCCCTCTGTGATCTTCCTACCGAGCACCACCACGGCGTCACACCGCCCCATGAGCACGATGCTGTGCATCATGGCGACGAGCCTCTCTTCCTCCTCCGAGATGTACCTATCGAGGAAGAGTTGCGGTGCCACCGGGACGCACAACTTCCGGTTCAGATGGCACCACCGCCTGATCCTCTCGACGTTCCTCTCCACATCCCCGGAGTACGGGGCACAGACGTAGACAACGGTCATGGCTTCTCCTCCTCGATGCGCTGGATTTCGCGCTCCTTCCGAAAACGCTCTAGGTTCCCCATCGCAAGATCGTTGTCGAGAAAACACCCAACTCCACCGCCGATCTTGATCTCTCTCAGCGTTTCTGCCGCTTGAACGTTTTCGCCGCAACAAAAGCCTACGCCAAGCCTATCCTTGGCCGAAGATCGGTAAAGCGCGAAAAGGGCCTGCGCCTTCACCGCCTCCACGATCCGCTCGGCCCGCCCCGGCATCTCCGCGAGAGCGGGACAGTCGGGACGACCCACTGAGCATCCGTTCACGGAACACCCAAGACCATCGAGTTCTACACCAATGCACCGTTTCGCCATCCACGCTTGCAGTTCCTTGCTCGGCTCGCTCACAGCTTCTTCCTCCCTCTCACACGATGACACTGATAGCAGACGAGAAGGACTGTGTCGTCCGACCGTTGCCATGATCTCGTCCTCACACACCAGACCAGTCGGCGACGCCCCTTACCGATTCTGCGATACTTCGTCTGCGTCGCACTCTTGCACGTTCCACAACAGCGTTTCATTTTTCACCCTCCCCGATGTTCACGATGCCGACCTTCGACCCGTTCTCCCCGTGCATCACCGCCGTTCCCGGAGGCAGAGCCGGGCACTCTCTCACAGAAAGTGACAACGGCCCCTCGTCCCTCACCACCTTCTCCTCGTGAGGAAGCACGAACCACAGTCCCTCTTCTCCCGTGTTGCTCATCCTGACCTCGTAGTCCCCTTCCGATTTCCGTGTCACCTCGATGCGCCTGACTGCGGACACGTCCTTCCACTCACCCCGCGTAGTCAGCCCGACCATGACACAAGGAGGAAAGCCGAGAAGATACGAGGGCCGCCGGAACACACCCGTATACCAGTCGTCCCCTCGCGTCCTCGCCTCGTACTCCTTCATCCACTCCCGAAGCAGGTTGTCCAGCGCCGGGACGTTGTCCACCTCGCACTCAATCGTGAGCTTGATCTTCATGCCCGCCCCACCCCACGCAACGTGGCTTCCATCCTCCG